AAGAGTAGAGGGAGAATCAGAAGTAATAATCCCATACTTTTTTATTCCTCCAGAAAAAAGTGTTGCAAAGGTTTTAGAGGATATTGCTATATCAACTCAGACTGCAATGTTTTTTGATGAGTACAATAACTTTGTTATGATGAGCAAAGATTATATAATGCCGTCATTAGATCAAAGACCAACAGATCTTACACTTTATGGAACTACAGACTTTAGTGATGATGGGGTATTAAAAAATAAAAAAACAAATAGCAAACTTTCTAATATTATAGAAATAACATCACAAGATAATGAAGTGTATAACGATGGGAAAATTGTATATACAACAAGATATATACAGAGATCTTTAGGAAGCATAAAGCAGGCAAGCCTTATAGATAATGAAAAAACTTGGATATATAAGCCAGTGCTTCTTTGGGAAGTTCAGGGAACTCAAAATACAAAATCTATCAATGGCGAAGTTGGAAACCAATCAACATATATGCTAAGTGCAATACCATTAAACTCAAACCTTTCTGCAAGTTTACCATCTGTAAAAAATAACAGGCTTGTAGATAACATAATGGACCTTGGAGAAGGAGTTTACTGGATAACCAGGTATAACGGATACTTCTACTCAAACGGAGAAATTATTAAGTATGATGCAGTTCAGTATAATATTTCTGGTACTGGAGATGTCTGGATCAATAATGTTCAAGAGTACGACAAGTATTTTTCATCTTTGCCGTTTAATGGCAAGATATATCCAACAGGACTAGTTAGAATTTATGCAGAGCCAAATTACGAAGAAATTTCTGGTGTATCTAAACTTAAGAATGGTCCAGTTTCAAAGCATGGAAGAGGTCAGTTCGGAACACCAGTTTCTGAGCATGGGGCAGGTTTAAACCCTTATTGGTCAAACAATTCTAATGTTCGTGGATGCACGATGCAGTCAAAGTACTTGTTTGATTTAAACCAAACAGCACCTGCAACTACTGTTGGACCAGCAGGAATAAATAACACTCTTGCACAAAAAACATCAAGAAATGGTATTATAAAAAACTTCTTAGCATCAAAGTATATCTCTGAGTCAGAAGTGAACGGAATGTTATCTACACAAGCAGGGACTGTACAGTCTTCGGCTTTAGTCATGAATGGTCCAGGGTTTACTACAACAGAATCACCAGTTGATTTTGTTTCCTACGTTTATAAAAAATTAGAAAACAAGTATAAGCATTTTGGGACTAGAATGAGAATTGTAGGCAAGGTTGAAAATGATGCAAATCGTGGACAAACTCCAGTAGGTGCATCAACATACTTTACTGTTCCAGGTACAACTCCAGAAAAAAGTATCAGTATCGTTGGAGGTTCTGGAGGGTTAGCAGTAATGATTAACCCAGAAAGTAATAACGGATACTACTTTGAAATTATTGCTTTGGGGGCCAACAACCTTAATGAGTCTGAGAAAAAAAATGTAAACAACGTAATGTTTTATAAGGTTAAGGCATCTGGAACTAATGCAATTCCTATCAAGTTATATGAAGGACTAACAAATATTGTTGTAGACGATGGAAGATTTACTGGTCAATACAGAATGTCAACAGAAGAAAACCCAACAGTATTTGACTTGTCCGTTGAGTACCAAGATATTGGAACAAGAAGAAGATTTTTTCTATATATAAATAACAACCTAATTGCAACTGTTGACGACGAAGAACCTTTGCCAGCGTACAACAATATGGCACTCTTTGTTCGTGGATCATCAAGGGTAATGTTTGAAAATATATATGCACTTGCAAATAATTACTCACAAAATACTGCATTTAAAATTAATGCTCCAATAGCATCAGCCTTTGGAGATTCTGAAATAAATGCAAATGATTCATTTATGAAGTATGCAATGAGCGGAGTAGTACAAGGAACTTATCTTGCAGGAATAAGTTCTGCTGAGCCACCTGCGTTTAGTATGTATTTTGAAGAATTTGGAACAATTATGAGAGAGGCTGCATCTTTTAACATTAAGTATGATAAGGCTTATCCAGCATTGTATGCAAAACTTTCTCCTACCTTTAACAGAATTAAAGGTTATGCAATTTCTGGATTTACTGCAGGATCTTACGGAGCAGAATTTTTAGTATTTAACTCAACAGACACAGCATTAAGTTTAGATGAGAGCAGTGGAAACTATTTAAGAATCCAGGGAATTACCTTTACTCAAGAATCAGACAATGACTTAACTGTTGATGAATATTTCTCAAAGAATAGTAATTTGGCAGATCCAGAAACTGTAGGATCATCTTTGGTTTCTTATCCATTCAAAGTTGCAAAAGATTATGAAGACATAAAGTTAAGTCGCATGTCTTACGGCAAAAAAGATTTTAGCATAGAGGTCCCATATATTCAGTCTCACGATGCAGCAGAGAACCTAATGTCTTGGGTTATTAAAAAAATAATGAAGCCAAGAAGATCTATGGGTGTTAAGATATTTGCAAACCCTATGATTCAACTTGGGGATATTGTTTCTGTAGATTATATTGATAATGGAATAGACATGGTTTCATCAATAGAAAAAAGATTTGTTGTGTATAATATAGAGTATACAAGAGAAAATAATGGCCCATCAATGACAGTATTTTTAAGTGAGGTAGTTTAATGACAACAGACTCAGTGGCAAACCAGTCAAAGCCAGATATAAAGTCATCATCTTCAGCAGCAATTAAGCCTGCAACACCAGAACTAATTGCTTTGAGCAATCCTCCAATGGACATAGACATAATGGCAGATATGATTTTTGAAAATATTGGGGGACAGGAATTAATAAATATATCAAGAAGCGACACGATTAATGGGCAGGATGTAATTTATAGCCCTATAAAAAACCTTAAAGACTTATATATTCAGTACAATCCCAACAACATAATCAAACTAGAAAGCACCGCAGACACATATTTTAAGAACTTTCCTATAAGGCTAGAATCAAAGTTGCCACCCTATGGAACAGGTCCAAGCGGAGAGATTGTTTATTTAGATCCAACCACAGGAGATCTTGTTATAAATATTTCCTCCCTTGACACTGATGAGCAAGTTGACGTTCAAATATTAAACAGTGGAGAGACACTTAATGGTACAATATATGGTGAGGTATAAAAAATGATAACTAATACAGGTAAGAATATTTTAGCCAAGTATCTTGTTGGGCAGGCTCCAGCATATGCATCATACATTGCTATTGGATGCGGAGCCAAGCCACTACCTTCGGATGGAGTCCTTGGAGATTATTCCGAAAAAAAGTCTTTAGACTTTGAAATGTTTCGTGTTCCAATAACATCTCGTGGGTATGTTACCGAGAATGGACAATCAAAAATTGTTTTTACAGCAGAACTTCCAACAGCAGAAAGATATGAAATAACTGAGGTTGGGGTTTGGTCTGCGGGATCAAATCCAACAGCAGGTTCTTATGACAGCAAGACTATCTATTCTTTTAGCGGATCAGAAAATTGGGAATATCACAACGATAGTGGGTCAGTAGCAATTCTGCCAATCTATGAACCTTTGGACTCAGGATCAAATCCTCCAAACAATATCATAAGCACAACAAGCCAAGTCTTTCAAACTAATGCAGACAATAGAATCTTTACAAACCAAGAAAGGTCTTCTCGTTATGAAAGATGCAGATTTTTAAATAACATCATGGTTATAAGAGGAGACATGACAAATCTTTCTGTCTCATCAGGAAGACTAGTTGTTCCCCCAAACTCAAAACACATTCACTTGACTGGACAACAAATTGATTTTAATAAAAATGCACCAACAGACGATCTAAGGTTAGCATTTTCTGTAATCAACAAAAATGGAGAGTCAACCGTTCATCCAGACGAAGTTAGAATGATGATTGAATTTGCAGAGTCAGATGTTCACGGTACTGGACAGTCGGCAAGGTTTGAAATAGTTTTAAAAGAATCAGACGCTGGAGTAGACTTTGCAACAAACAGATACTTCATATCAAAGAAAAAACTAGAAGAACTATACAAAACTACTGGATTTACTTGGAGCGTTGTAGATGTTGTAAAAGTTTATGCTTCAGTAATTAAGAATGGGACTGTTTCTAGTGACTACTATGTTTGTCTAGATGCTCTAAGGCTAGAGAACGTAACATCTTCCAATCCAGTTTATGGTTTATCTGGTTACTCTGTAATCAAAAATTTAAATGCAGATCCAATAATTAAAAATGCAAATACAACAAACCATATTGAGTTTAGGTTTGGGATGGATGTTCTTTAATGTCAAACCCAGTTGTAAAAAAGGTTATCATAAAAAAAGAAGATCTTCCAGCATTCAATGGAACACAACAAAACTATTTAGTTAGATATAGGGTAGTCTCAGAAGATAGAAACAGGACATCTCACTGGTCGCCTTACTACTCTTTGACAACTCCAATAGCATCGCAAGTTGCTTGCTCAGTAACTGTTTTATCAAATGTTATTAGTTTAGTTTGGCAGCATCCAGCATCGACAACATTTCAGCAGTACGATATATATATAAAAACAAATATAAAGGACTGGACATACCTTTCTAGTTCTTCTTCAACTCAATTCTCTACCCTTGTTCCAGCGGGAATATCTTCTTTTCAGGTTGCAGTGCAGGTACCAACCTACCCAAAGAGATATTTTACAAATGCTGCAATTTTTACATCAACACAGATAGCCGTTTAGTGGTATAATTAATATACTATGGCAAAAATACCTTTACCTGAGCGTGGACAACCACTAGATGTTACATATATTTCTCAGTTAGCCCAAGCAGTTAATGATCTGT